GGATAATTTGATGCCAACAAACGTGTATTTTGACACAGGTACGAAACCAGAACAACATCTCTATGAAGATTTGATGATAGAGCAGTTGAAGATTTATGGTCAAGACGTATACTACATTCCAAGAACTCTTGTGAAAGAGGACAACCTCTTGGGTGAGGACGTATTGTCTAAATTTGGTGACGCATACTTAATCGAAATGTACTTTGAGAATGTAGAGGGATATGAAGGTGAAAAAGAAGTCATGTCCAAGTTTGGTTTACAGATGAATGAAGATGCAACATTTATTGTTGCAAAAAGAAGATTTGAACAGTTAGTATCTGGTGATGCAAATTTGATAGTTAAGACACGGCCGAATGAGGGTGACCTTGTTTACTTCCCTAAAGTAAATAAGATGTTTGAGATTTCATTCGTTGACCACGATGACCCATTCTATCAAATACATAATGTACCAGCATACAAACTCAAAGTCAAGACCTTTGAATACAGTTCAGAGGATATGGACACAGGTATTGCAGAAATTGATGCAGTCGAAACAGATAATTCATTGGATGCTGGTAATCACCAGTTGTCTATGGAAGACGGTACAGGTTCAATCCTGTCTGAAACAGGACACTATATAATACTAGAAACTTATAAAGTTGACACCATTGATGAAAATGCAATGAATGATTTTTTTGAAACGGCCGATGATACGGTTCTGGATTTCACAGAATCTAATCCATTCGGTGATATTGGAAGGTTAGGATAATATGTTAGGACAACAATTTTACCATGAAACAATGCGAAAGGTTGTCGTTGCGTTTGGAACTATGTTTAACAACATTCAGTTAGTTCGTATGAACAATGCTGGAGAAGTAACGCAAACGATGAAAGTTCCTCTTGCGTATGGCCCAAAGAACAAGTGGTTAGCAAGACTTAGAGAAGACCCCAATCTTACAAAGAAGGTTGCGGTTACTTTGCCACGCATTGGTTTTGAAATTCAAACCGTTTCCTATGATTCATCTCGTAAACTAAATTCTATTCAGAAGTTGAAGAAGGTAAACTCATCTGCACAAGGTAAGACGATGAGTCAACAGTTTATGCCAGTTCCATACAATATGGACTTTCAACTCAATATTATGGCAAAGAATTCTGATGATGCATTGCAAATTGTAGAACAAATTCTTCCATTCTTCCAACCAGATTACACAGTGACTTTGAATGATAACACTGCGATGGGTACAACTAGGGATGTTCCTATTGTTTTGACAAATGTTGGTTATGAAGATAATTATGAAGCAGACATGATTACAAGACGAGCAATCATCTATACTCTGGATTTTACTGCCAAGTTCTATCTCTATGGCCCTGTCACTGACCAGAAGGTTATTAAGACAGTACAGGTTGACCAGTATACGGATATGCCTGTTAATACACCTAAGAGAGAACAGAGATATTCTGTTGCACCTAGTCCTGCCTCTGCTGATGCAGATGACGATTTTGGTTTCAATGAGACAACCTCGTTCTTTGAGGACGCAAAGAATTACGATGAAACGACAGGTACAGACACAGATGATGCATAAATACTATAAAGGAAAAAGATAATGCCAATTAGACAAGTAACATCAAGAAGCCTTAAAGATGGTGAAATCGTACAAGCAGATTTTGATTCGTCTGTTACGTTTGGTGCTGGTTTCTTCCAAGGAGAGAACGGCACAACTGGTGACACTTCTTCTGGTAAGGGTGATATTTTTCGTGTAAACGAATCAACATTGAATACCAGTGTGACTATCGCATCTGGTGATAATGCATCATGTGCTGGGCCTTTGACGGTATCAACTTCTGGAACTGTAAACCTTACAGTCAACGGAAATCTTACGATTGTATAGGGGATAGATAATGGGTTCAACATTAATAGTAGATAATATTCAAGGTGCAACTACAGCCGCAAATGTTAAGATGCCTGCTGGTTGTGTTTTGCAAGTATTACAGGCGAATACCACCACATCAACAGCAATTACCAGTGGTGAAAGGGTATTCAGTGACGTTTCGGGCTTAAGTCAAGTTATCACTCCAAAATATTCAGACAGTAAAGTTCTTATTAGATGTATGATTTCCTTTTATCAAAATAATGTTAGTGACTGTGGTGCTCTCAGAATTATGAGAGGTAGTACAGAAATTTATGGTGACATCCACTCTGTTGGATACAGCGGCGGTGATAATCAAACAGGTAATGTTGTTATGATTGAATATTTAGATTCACCATCCACCACGAGTGCAACAACATATAAAATTCAAGCTGCACGAAACTATGGTGCTAGTGGTGCAAGCTTTACAGTCAATACCACTTTTGATAGTCAACCAACTGGTTCAAATATTACACTTATGGAGATAGCAGGATGAGTACTTTATTCGTAAACAATCTAAACACTGCAAGTGGTTCAACGATTACAATTCCTACTGGTAAGACACTAAAAGCAACAGATACACCAATTGTTGGGATTGGTAATATTATTAATGTTGGTTTTGCACATCATAGCACTCAAGTTTCTTGGTCAAGTCAAGATGCAGAAACTTTTATTTTCCAAGCAAGTATTACACCAAAATTCACAACATCTAAAATTTTAGCGATTGCCACTGTGGGTGGTTTAAGTAATGGTGGTTCTGGTAGACTTTCTGGAAGAATTAGGTGGAATACCACTTCTGGTGGCACTTCAGGCACACAAATAGGTGGACTTAATCAAACTGCAATGGATGGTGCTGGTACTTCTCATTTAGATTGTATGGGAATATCTGGATTAACAGCTGCTGTTGGAACAACATCTACTTTGTATTTTAAAGTTACTATGGCTAAGGGTGATAGTGGTGGAACAATGTACGCTTGTCAATATGGTTCAGCTTCACAACTAAACTTGTTTGAAATCGCACAGTAAGGAATAGGATATGGCATCAACATTAAAAGTACAAAATATCGCACACACTGGTGGTACTACTGCAATGACAGTTGATAGCAGTGGTCGTATTTTGCAACCAACAAAACCAGCATTTTCGGTTAGTCGAAATGGAAATCAAAGTATTTCTAATAATACTGCCGAGAAAATTCAATGGAATCAAGAAACATTTGATATTGGTAGTAACTTTGACCACACCACGAACTATTATTTTACTGCACCAATAACTGGCATTTATCAATTACAATATAATTTAAGATTGGAAAACTTGGACACTGCTGGGGCATATGTACAAATAAAAATAAAGAAAAACAGTGGTACGACACTAGATACTTATACGATTGATTTGAATGAAGAATTTACATCCGATGTGGACTTCACTATGGCAACACACGCTAGTATCTACCAACTAACTGCAAGTGATACTGTATATATTGAATATCATCAAAGTGGTGGTGCAGTTCAAACACAAGTTCAAAGTGAATCAATTTTTAGTGGATTTCTAATTGGATAAATAGAAGAAAGAATTTTAACAGGAGAAAATAGAATGGCAAATATTGGAGAAGCATTATCTTCATTGGGTATCACGGAGTGGGTACTTCGTGGCGAACCTACAACTGAAGATGAATTCAAAGAAATGTTTCGCAAGGTAACTGGTGCAGATGAAAACGGTTCTGCAATCGAAACTGATGACACTTCAAAGTGGGGTGTGACTTGGAAACAAGTAACAGATGAGAAAGCAAAACTAGAGGCGGCCGCACCTATGGTAGAACTTCGTATACAAAGAGATGCCAAACTTGCAGAGACAGATTTCCATGCACTTTCTGACGTAACCATGGCAGACAATATGAAAACATATCGTCAACAACTTCGTGACCTTCCAGCAGCATCTGGTGGTAAGGATGCGACATTAAAAGATGATGGTACGTTGGATAATGTAACTTGGCCGCAGAAACCAGCATAGGTTTATCATGCGTACCTCTGATGATGTTTTAGATAATGTGTTGGGAATTACGGATGTTGTTGAAACAACTCAATCTCAAGTAACTTTGCCTGAGGTTGTTCCCCCACAATCTGATTCAGAGGACACAGACAATGATTATAAATATCAGAGAGAAAACTTTTATAGGTTAGTGGAGAGAGGACAAGACGCAATTGATGGAATCCTTGAACTTGCTAGAGAGAGTGAACATCCACGGTCTTATGAAGTTGCTGGTCAGTTAATCAAGAATGTTGCAGACGTAACGGAAAAACTTGGTGACCTTCAGACGAAAATGAAGAAACTCAAGGAAGTTCCAAACTCTGCACCAAAGAATGTAACGAATGCATTGTTTGTCGGTTCAACCGCT